GCAGGAGCAGAAGATGATTCAGCGGCAGTTACTGCTGCAACTACAGCCGCCGACACAGCGAGAAACGACTATCTTGCTGCACACAGTATTACTTACTAAGTAATTTGTGTATAAATAAATGAAAGAATATATTTTAGAAGTCAAAAAAATAATACCTCAAACTTTTTGTAAAAAAATTATTGCTTATTTTGATAATAATTACAACGAAGCTGGAACTGTTGGATCAGGAGTTAACAAAAATATAAGAAATTGCTTAACTCGATCTTTGTTACAGCCTAAATCTTTCGGTGAAACAATTTGTTCAAATGCAATTAAAGAAAAAATATTTAATTGTGTAGAACACTATAAAAACAAACACGATATATCTATTGAAAAAATATCTCAATTAGACTTACTTCGATATGATGCAAACGAATTTAAAGCAGGTTATGATTTTCATAGAGACTTTGGTCTACAATGTTCGGAAAGACATCTTTCAATTTCTATCTGTTTAAATAATGAATATGAAGGTGGGGAATTTGTTTTTGATATACCAGAGAGACAGTATGTTGTTCCACAAAATGTAGGAGATGCAGTTATTTTTCCTTCTAATTTTATGTTCCCTCATCAAGTCAATAAAGTTACAAAGGGTACACGTTATGCTTTAATAGGGTGGGTGATCTAATGCAACCAATTTTCATCAAAGAATTTTTACCTCAACAAATTTTAAATTTAATTAATTCCTATTCAGTTCTTAAATTTTCTAATCAAAGAAAATTTAATATTATTGAAGGTCAATCAAGCTCTTTAATTTATGAGCATGGGGACTATTTAATGGAAACATTAATGGATATGAGCACTCCTGTTGTTGAACAAAATGTTCAGAAAAAATTGTGGCCAACTTATTCTTATTTTAGAATTTATGATAAAGGTTCAGATTTAAAAATACACACAGATAGAGAGTCTTGTGAGTATACCGTTGCTCTTTGTTTGGGTGCAGATCCTGTTGATAAGCCTTATGAGATATTTATTGGAGAAGAAGACGAAACTTCAGATTACAAGTATTATGATTTAAAAAATAGAAACTTCAATAGATATAGAATAGATCACAAGTTTCCTATGCTTCCTAATAATGCAGTAATATTTAAAGGGATGGATAAAATTCACTGGCGGGAGATATGCACACATGATCACTTTATTACCGTTTTTTTACATTATGTCGATCAAGAAGGACCTTACAAAGAATTTAAGTATGATAAAAGAGACTCTTTGGGAGCATGAAAGAAGACCTCTATGTTTTAGGCGGAGGGATTGGTAAAAATATTTGTTTTACAAGCTGTTTAAGTGAATTAAATAATATCACTATTATGTCCTCGTGGCCTCAAGTTTTAGCTAATCATCCAAATGTAAATTTTGTTTATGATTATGATTTATATCCTTGGAAAGATAATACTGTATTTTTAAATAAATTTAATAATGTGCACATCATAGATGCATATAGTTCATTTTTTTTTAAAAATAAAATTCACCTAGTAAATAGTTTTAGAAACCTTTTAGGTTTAGAAATGATAAATAGTTTATACAGTGAAATATATTTTACAGAGGAGGAGGATAAAAATATGCAACCTCTATTACATCAATTACAAAATTTTGTAATGGTGCAATTTATTGGGGGGGATGAATCGCACTTACAAACAGATTTTATCGGATCAAGGTCTCTTAATAAAAAACAATCACAAGAAATAATAAACATTTTAAACTTTGATTTGAAATTAAATGTGCTTAATGTTTTTTCTTTTAAAGATTTTTTTGAAAATACTTGTAAAATAGATATTAATTTAAACTATATCAATTATGCTTATCTTATAAAACACGCCAAAGGATTTATTGGAATTGATAGTTCACTTAATCACATGTCCTCAAACAAGTTTTGTCAAACTGAAGGGGTGGTTCTTTGGAACGATGATAATGTGAAAGAAAGATTTTGTTATGACAAAAACATAAATCTCACGACAAACACACCAAAAACAATGAGATTTGATGTAAACACAGTTATTGATAATTTTAAAAAAGTAATGGATAAAAAACAATAGTGTTAAAATTAAATAAGCACATAGATTTTTACTCACAGTATAAAGGCATCATCCCAGATCCACATCCTGCTATTTCAAATATTCCAAGTGCTTACAAGAAAATGAAAGTTTTTCAAAGTGAAAGTTTTTTTTCAAAAACGGTGAAAAAATGTATGCCTTTTTTAGATGCTCTTACTTGTGGATATATTATACCTTTTCCAATTGATCAGGCTTACAGGTATGATAAAGAAAATAAAAGAGCTATTTTTGAAACAAACGAAAACTTACCGTCTGATTTTACAAAAAGTTTAGGAATAAGTTTTCATGAAAATTTTCAAATTACAGAAGATTTAAGATACAACAAAAGAACAGTTGAGGCTGTATTTAAATTTATGAATCCTTGGGTTATAAAAACTCCACCAGGCTATAGTTGTATTTTCACGCAACCCTTTAATAGAAATTTACCTTTTAAAATTATTGATGGTATTGTAGATACCGACACATATACACAGAATATTCATTTTCCTTTTTATTGGACAAATCCACATAATGAAACAGTTACATTAGAAAGTGGGTCACCTATGGTTCTTGTAATTCCTTTTAAAAGAGATAGTTGGAAAATGAGATCACATCTCGAAAGCCCAAAAGATATGGATGAAAAAACTAAAAAAGGAATAATATTTAATTTAAAAATTGTGGACATGTATAAAAAAAATTGTTGGAAAAAAAAGAGTTTTAGATAAAGTTTTATGTTAGAAGGAGAAACAATGATTAAACCAGAAGAACTTAAAGACAAAAATTTTAGAATATTTTTAGGTATGCCTATGTATGGTGGGATGCTTTCTGAGGCTACATTACATGGTTTACTAGAACTACAGTCTTGGACTCAAGCTAATAAAATAGGGATGAGAATACAAACAATGGGTAACGAAAGTCTTATCACACGTGCAAGAAATACAATTGTTTCTATGATGATGGATCAAACAGATTTTGTTGCCACACATCTTTTATTTATAGATGCTGATATAGGTTTTAGATGGCAAAACATAGATAGATTAATTAGAGCAGATAAAGATATTGTTTGTGGTATTTATCCTCGAAAACATATTTACTTTGACAAAATCAAAAAAACACTTAAAGAAAATCCTTATATTGATGAAGATGAGCTCGAAGCAAAAGCTCTAGGATACAATGTAAATTTCGATGATCCTCTTAATTTAAAAGGGCATGATGGGTTCTTTCCAGTTAATGAAGCTGCAACAGGCATGATGTTAGTTAAACGTGAAGTTTTTAGAACCATGTTTAAAAAGTTTCCTGAAAGAAAATACGAGTCGGATCAAATAGTAAACGGTGGTGCTTATAAATCAGATAATTGTTATGATTTGTTTGCAGTGGGCCCATATAATACTCCCAAAGACGGTAAACCACAAATTAGATACTTGTCAGAAGACTACTACTTCTCACGATTGTGGCAAGAGTGTGGTGGTGAAATTTGGGCTGATTTAGCAATGCCTCTAACTCACTTTGGTAATCGAGCATACAAAGGTCATGTTGGATCTCTAGTTGCTAAAAAAGAATAATGCAACAAGAAGTAGTAACTTTATTTGATTTTCTACCTTACGTAAGAAGTATTTATCCTCTTACTAAAAAATTAAAATTTTACAGTTCAGATGAGCATAAAAAACAATTTCCTAATGAGGGGTCAAATTGGCCAGGATTTAGAACAGAAGATTTAAATCGTTGTTGTCCTTTTCTATATGTTCATATTCTTACTCTTCTTGAAAAATCAATAAAAATGAAATATGCAGAATATAAGAAAATTGACATGTGTTGTCATTTGAGGCTTGAGGAAGATGACTCTAAAGATTGGATTCACACGGATGATAGTGATACTGCTCTAATTTACCTTTCTCCTACCAATTTAAACTCTGGAACTGACTTTTATGATGATCAAGAAAACACCGTGGCCTCAGTCAAGTTTATTCAAGGATCTTGTGTTTTTTTCAAAAGTGGCATTAAACACCGATCTATTGGAAATCATGGTCACAATATGGAAGATGGGAGAATGACGTTAAATGTTTTTATGTTTAAATAAACACCCTTTAATTAGCTAATTTTTGTAGTATATTACTGGAATGCCATTAGTTAATTTTAGACCAGCACCAGGTATTAATAAAGAAGTAACCGATTACACAGGCGAAGGCAAGTGGACAGACGGCGATAATGTACGCTTCTTTCAAGGATTACCACAAAAAATAAAAGGGTGGGAGAAATTCATATCCACCACTTTGGTGGGTGTCGCTCGTGATCAACATGCTTGGGTAGCCTTAGATGGCACCAGATATAATGCTGTTGGCACGGACAGGAAACTTTATGTTATAGAGGAGGGTTTAGCTTATGACATTACTCCTATTAGAGAAACACAAGCTTTAACGAATCCGTTTACTACAAATGCAACAACTTCTGTTGTCGTAACAGATACGGCACACGGAGCGCAAAAAGGTGACTTTGTTACTTTTGATTCTTTTTCAGCAATAGATGGTCTTGATATGAATAAGGAATTTGAAATCACATCAGTAGCTAATAACAATGCCTATGTTGTTACTACAGATAGTGCCGCCTCTGGATCAACTTCAGGAGGTGGTGGAACAGGTAATGCGAAATATCAAATAAGCATTGGTCCTGAGATATCTACTTCTGCTTTTGGTTGGGGCACTGACAGTTGGGGTTCAGGTACATGGGGCACACCCTCAACAGTTTCGAACGTAACCTTAGAAGCTAGACAATGGTCCCTCGATAATTTTGGTGAAGACTTAATTGCAACAGTTTTAAATGGTGGCGCTTTCAAATGGGACACATCAACTGGTGTGTCTACAAGAGCAGCAGCTATATCAGGTGCACCTACAGCATCAAGAATAAGTTTAGTTTCCACACCAGACAGACATTTAGTTTTCATGGGCACAGAAAATACTATTGGTACAATAGATTCACAAGATGACCTATTAATAAGATTCTCTGATCAAGAAGATATTACCACGTATCAACCCACCGCAGAAAATACTGCGGGTTCTTTACGTATAGCCGATGGATCACGAATCGTGGCTGCAGAAAGATCAAGAGGTCAAATACTCGTTTGGACAGATACTTCATTACACGCAATGCAATTTATTGGTCCTCCTTTTACTTTTGG